GCCGCAGGAGTCACACCAGGAGCCTTGCCCAGCTCTTTGATGGCTCTTTGAAGCTCTTTGAGTCCTCTAATCTCCATCTCATCACCCCATTGGATGCCGTGAGCAGATCAGCTCCACGATTTCATCATTTTTGGAGTAGGTTCGAACGATGTAATACACTTTTGAGTCATACTCAAGCCTCGTCTCGTTGTCGTAGTCGATAAAGCGGACCACAAACATGACCTCGGGACGTATCCCTTGAGCGTGGGCTTGGTAAAACTCACTTTGGCGAATGGATTTTTTGTTCGCGAACACTGTTCTCTTAGCAGGAGTGCCGTCTACGTACTCGCCGAACGAGTTCTGAGTCTGTGTGGTCGTGATCAGGTCTACAACGTCTCGCCAAAGCATCAGCTCACCACCATCGCCACAGAAACTGTCGCGTCAGCGGACACATCAACCTCACCGTTGACCGTGGTGTAGTTTTCTTTGGTGACGACATACTTCTGGTTCTGGTTAGGTTGGACGCCGAGGAACACAGCCTGACCCGATGCGTTGGTGATTCGCTTCTGCCCCTGAAACTCCACCGTTGCATCCGCGAGCGCGCCCGAGGACGTGACAGAAAAGGTGATGGTGTACCCGTTGTACTTTCGCACCAGTGCGAGAGCAGACTTCTGGGACTCATAACTGGTCATGAGCTTCTCTGCATCAGGGTTGTCCCAGCCAAACTGAGCTTTGACGTAGGTAATAATGGCGTTCCTCACCAACGGGTCAGTGTCCACAACCTTTTCAGGGACAATGGAAAATATTTTTAAGTCCTCTTGAGCGGCTGAGATGAGATTTGAAATCTCTGTGTCAAAGGCCGAGGAGGAGATTCGTAAGACTTTTTTGACGTCAGCGAGAAAAGTCATACTAGACCACCAGGTAGACGTCTACCTTCGACCCGTTGAGTGCTGTATTGAGGTCAAACGTGTTGCTCTCCAAGACGGTTGCCGATGTTGTGACGGTCGGCAGAGTCCCTTCGCGCACGTTGTTGTGGTACGCCAACAAAACACTGTTGTGAGCGAGTTTATACGGGATTCCAAGGACTTCGCCGAAACCTATCGCTGTTGTCGCTCCTGTGCCGTCATGGGCAGGGATGGTTACCTTGGTGACGGTGCGGAATGCTTTGGTTCCTGCGACAGTCCCCGCGGTGTCCACAGTGAACGCTGGCAGAGTCTCAGTGATGACCTCGTTATCCATGTTGGTGCCTTCGATGATGACCTGTATCGCTTTGATGTCCGCAGCTGTGCCGCCTGCTGTGGCTGTGATGTTGCGAGCATAAGCAGGGTTTGTGATGCCTGTGGTGATGACTTGCGTCAACGCTGTCGATGTGACGGCCGCAAGGACTGCTGTGGTATTGGCGACAACTGCCGAAGCCGCAGGGACTTCGATATGAGCGATGTAACCGCGATCAACGTCAGATAGACCGTCAGTTTTGAGATTTGTATTTTTCGGATTGATGCCGATTCTGACCATATGCCACCTCCATAAAAATAGGGAGCCGAAGCTCCCCTGAATTAAGCTCGTTTTACTCTTAAGAAGCCGTTTTTCGCCGTCACGTTGCCGCCTGCGAAGATGGACCCGCGGTGAGCGATGTTGCCATTTTTGAATTGATAGTCCATGGAGCGCTCGACTGTGATAGGCGAGAAAACTGTCATGGTGTAGTTGGAAAGCGAGCCGTAAGCCATGAGATACTGACCTGTTGTTGCAGTTGCAGTCGCCTTGCATTCACTGTTGATGATGTAAGGTACCCCGTCGATCGTGCCAGTGTTTCCGTTGTTGGTGACGTTGTAGATTTTCTCGCCGTCGTTTGTGCGGAGAGTCGCAAACTTTTTGAGATCGAGCTTGTTGAGGATAAGCACCGCAGTCCCCTCGACATCCTCAGTGCCACCGTAGGAGTAGATGATCTCGTCAAGAGTGGTTTCGTCGATGTCAGTGATGGAGATATCCGTTGCCGCGTCGATTGCTGTGGCGTTGCTGGAGAAAATTCCTGTGAATGTGTTTGTTGTGCCAGCGCCGATCAAGATTTGGCGAGTAATTCTCTTTCTAAGGGCGATGGTGATGCCATTTACGACTTCTGCGTCATAGTTGGCTAGAGGCAACTTGATGTATTTGAACTTGTTATTCCGGCATTGCCTGCTCGTGTCTTCCATCGTTGTGACCGAGTACAAACCAGTGCCATCACCATTTTATGATCTCCAGGCGGCCAGACTACACTCGTCCTCCCCCGAT